GAGCCACTTTGCGTTCTTTCATATAACCTCCTCAGGTTGAAATGCCCGGGCGGTGCAAACCGCCCGGGCACACTACGACTAGTTGAACGTCGACGAGATCGTGCCGCCGGTGGACAAGTTCGCACCCGCCGTGCTGACGGAAGCGAAAACGCCCATGTAGGTCACGATGCTCGACCCCAACGTGGTCCACTGATAACCAATCAGCAGGTCACCGGGGCGAATGCCGATGTACCAAGCGTCGGAGAAGAAGTTCGAGTCCTGAACTTGGGTGGAACCGTGGGACGAGGCGTACAGCCACACCGCGCCGCCTTGGTAGTTGTAAGCACTGCGCGAACCGTCGGACGGAACAGCCGTCGACAATTGAGTGCTAGCCGGCACGTTCGCGAAACGCGAGACGATGCAACGCGGCGGATTAGAGAGGCTCGTGGCTTGAGTTGAACCGAGATATGCCATTGTCGTTTCTCCTTACGCGTAGGCAGAGCCGTCGCTGGTAAAGACGACGACGCCGGTGTTTTGTAAAAGCTTCGCGCCCATGAACATCGACGCACGCGCGAACGAGTAGTCCTGTTCCGCGTCACGTCCGACTTCCGATTGCAGGCTGTTGGTATCGGCTGCGTGGCCGATCGCGGTTTTGTGGTACATGAAGGATTTCTCGGAGCTACCGCCGACACCGGGCAGATACGGATGCACGATGATCAGCGTGTTGCGCCACTTATACGCCATCGGCTTGTCACGCCAGCTGGCTTCTTGACCAGCATACGGACGCAGATTGACGTACTCAGCTTTGGTGAATTCTGGAGTTTGTTCCAGGTACGCCAGGAACGCAGGCGTGGTTAAGAACGTGATGTTTCCGTCCCAGGGCACCTTGGCGTTGCCGAGCTTGACGACGCCGTTTTGGAATAGTGACACCGACGGGAGCGTGCTGGACGAACCGATCGTCACCGTGCCGGTGTTCAACTCGGTGAAGATTTGGCTATCAATCTTGCGATTGATGACGCCCAACGTGGTCTCTTGCATAATTTGGCGCTGGTTGCCCTGCGACGCGAATATGTTGAATCGCGTTTTACGGACAAGATCGTGCCATTCGGTCAACGTGCAAGTGAGTTGCTCGTTGTCGTCGGCGCGCGCGGGGATTAGCCCGTTGACGCCGCGATTAATGGCTTCGGCGTTGCCAGAATCGGCGACAAGGAATATGGCGGTGTTGCCATTGATGACCGCCTCGGTAGTCACGGTGTCGCGAAGCAGCGATTGGCGCTGTTCAAACCCCGCGATGAACTCTTGGCGGTACTGGTTTTGGTATGCTGTATCGGCCATGACGGCCCTCCTTTGCTAAGTTCGGTTTGAACCTTCGCTCGGGTTGTCCGTCCTGCCGTTTGCCGGGTTGTCCTTGCGGAGCCAGCTACCTGCCCTTCGGGGCCGCGCTACTGGTGGCGACTACTCGTCGCAATCGCCACCATTTAACACGCACTAAAATTTAGCTGTTAACGCCAGCGCGTCAGCGCCGTGCTTTATCTCGCGCCTCAAGAAGTTTCCGATACCGCTCTTGGTTCTTCTCCGCGTTCGGTCCTTTCCAGTAGTCGCTACTCTTATCACCCATCTTTTTCTCCCACGACTCAATCTCGTTATCGAGCAACTGCGGATTCGAATTGCTGCCGGGAAGAATGGTTGTGACGGGATTAATTTCGCGCACGATGCCCGCGAACAGTTGCGCGAACTCAGCGTTTGTTTGAACACCGCGCATGATCAAGTCTTTGAGATCGCTGTCGGCAGATACTTTGCTGTCCAGAAAGCTTTCGATGCTGGTGATGTTCGGACGATAATCCGCGCCCCAATCTTGCCGAAGCTGTTCTTCCGTCTGCTGCTGCTTTTGCTTAAATGCCAGCGCACGTTGTTCTTGCTGCTTCTGCTTATGCTCTGCGTACCACTCCACACCTGCGCTCACGGCGGCGTTGGGCAAATTCTTCTTGTGTGCGAATTGCTTGAAGTCATCGACTATCGGTGCATCATCGTCACCAAGCACGAGGCCGTTGCTTAAGTTGATCTCGTATTTGTCGTGTGATTCTGGGATGCCGTTTTCGGCGCGCCAGGCGTTTTTCTCTTGATCGGTGCCTTTCTCCGGGAACGGCGTTACCGCTTTCAGCTCGCCGCTGGAGAGCCGCTTTTCGAGCGCACGGAAGGATTTGTAGATGTCGCCGGGAGCGGCGAAGCGCTCAAGGCGTTTCAGTTCGGCTTCATCGCTACCAGCGAGATTCTGGCGCCACATCTCGGGCCAGCTCGCTTGCGGCGGCGTACCGGCCGGCGTAGTCGCTGGCGGCGTTCCTTGCGGAGGCTGGGAGCCAGCTGCAGGTGTCTGGCCCGGGTTCGTGTTGGTCGGCGGCGGCGCTGGCATGCCACCACCAGGGGCTCCGCCTTCAGTAGTCGTTTCAAGATACGGCCAATATCGGAACATGTTCACGGTTGATTCCTCCTCAGGATGGAAAGGTTTAACTTAAGTAACTTCACGATTTGTTGGCCGACAAACACACGACCGAGGGCAAATGCGGTGTCTCGATCGCCATCTTGGCCGCCTGGTCGGTACGAAAATTCGTACGTGCCGGCGATCGATTCGATGATGTATTTCAGCGCCCGCTGTTGTTGTTCCTTCGTGGCATCACCGCGATAGAGCGCTTGGAGCGCGCCTGCATCGGCAAGCTCATATTCGACTGGCTTCCAGGGCGCATTCGAGTCGAGGACTTTTCGTTTTTGTTTGCTCATCAAGCCGCCTGAGTAAGTTCTTTATTCGCCTTGCTGAGATTCAGCGCGACGTTCGAACCCTGTTCCATGGCGCCCAATACCTGCTCCGCCTTGGCCGCTGCCTGCTGCGCGGATTCGATTTGCTTTACGGTGACTTCGTTTCTAACCCACGTGGCGGGCGTGCGGATTCCGTTTAACGCATCGCGTAGGGCAACTTTCACGTCAGGCAACGCGAGAGCGGATTGATCGAGCGCCACGGCTTCCGCGATGAGCGCTTTCATCTCCATAAACTTGTGACCTTTCTGCGCTTCGATAGCATCGTGCAGCGGGCTCTCGAATCTAAACTGAAGATCCGCGCCGCGTAAGCTCGGCGGCATGTCTTGCGGCGCTCCGAATGCGCCGTTGTGCAAAAGATTTTCGAAAGTGATGTCGCAAAGCTGTCCGTTATACGAAGCTTCCATGGGTTCGAAGATCGGCATCGCACCGCGTATGTATTCCTGCACGATCTGCCCGGCTTGAAAGGCGGTCATCGTCGGGTCGGATGCTGGATTGAAAGCGCGGAGCTTGTTCAAGAAAAACGCTTCGCGCAAAAGCACGCGGGCGTCGCGCTGCATCTCAACGCCAATGGGCATTCCCTTCGCGTCGATCGTCATCGGGCGCAGCGCTTCGCCGAGCTTCTCGTCGTAGTCTCGATCGATCCAGGTAATGCCTCCCGGGTATATCGCAATGTCGGAACGTACTGCGTCTTCGGTGGCAACCATCGGCGGGTTGGTCAACTTTTCGCCTGCTTCGAGGAGCGTGTACGTCATCGCCTGAATGAGGCGCGCATCGGCGAGCGCCACGATCGTCGCGGGCGAATAGGCGTATTGCGACCCCGATACTGTCTGCCAACGTGGAATGATGTACTCCTTATTCCACGTCGGAATCGCTTCCATGACGTGGTCGTGCTGGCAATCCATGAAGATGGACCAGTACGGCATGCGCTTAGAGTTGCCGTCGTAGAGATCGGCGTCGCAGACAATGTGATAGCAGTCGATTTCATCGAACAGTTTGTTCTGTGTGGCCAACTGCTCAACGTTCGGATGGATGTTCCTGAACATGCCGCGCATTTCACGAACCGTCGGGCGCCACTTCACCGCCACGAGGCAGATTCGACCCTCTTCGTTTTCGAGCCACACGACATCGCGGATATGCCAGCAACGGTACAAGAGCGCATTACGGTTGCGGTTTGTCCGCACCGAAAGCACGCATTGCCCGAACGTGGAAAAGTCGCGGTCGCCTTCCTTGGTTGCGCGAGTGAACTGCGTGATGGGGTCGTACATCGCACGACGCATCGTTCCCTCAGCCATCTCAAGCCATCGCTTGGCGTCGTTGTTCTCGCGCTCCGGATCTTGCGTTGCGATGTGGTTCCACTCTTTGCCGCTTGGGCGCAGCATCGCGCCGATTTGATCGCCAAGTTCGCGGCTGACAATCACCGGGTAGCTGGTTGACAAATACGATGCGAACTCGTCTCCAATATCCCGGCGCACGGTGAAGTCGGCACGCTCGGGATAGAAGTTCTCCGCGATCTCCTGGCAGAGAGAGATGTAGCTGGTTCGTTTGGTGAACAGCTGGTCTACCAATTCGCGGAGAGTTCTGTAGTCCATTAGCCGAGCGTCTCGTCTTGAGACAGAATGGTGCTAAGCCGGCCGCTTGAGCGTCTGCGTCGAGCAACAGCTTTACGCTGTGCGGTCTTTTGCCCGGTCGCGTCATCGATCGGCATTGGCACCGGGGGCTCCGGCGTTTCTGGACCACCGCCTTGAACCTGGTTCTCCGGTCGCCAACTGTTGTCGCTCCAACCAACGAACGGATTGGAGCTTTCGGATTCACTGATGTTTTCGATGCCTCGATAAAGTCCGGTCATGTCTATCTCCTTGCGTGCTTGCGGCCCATAACGACTTTCGGGCCTTGCTTGCGGTAGTTTTTGGATAGCCGTTTCTGCGCCCATTCGAGCGCGTGCGTTGCCTCTCTCGGCCCCTGATACCACGACATAATCACGGAGTCGCCTTTGTTGGTTGAGCGACCGAGACGCGCGCACACGTCTTGCTTGGATTCGGCTTTGATGCCTTGCGGTGTGATTTCGTAGGTCGGCGCAGTGAGATCGGCCATTAATTCTGGATCTGGCGGCAACGCGATCGGACTGCCGCCGGGTTGATCGGGATCAAGTGCTTCGCGAAGCATCCATAGCGCCGCTGTCCGAACGTTGGTGAGCTTGAGTTTTCCGTCGCGCGTGCGTCGCTCAGACGCCTCGGAGCCCTTGTACGCGAACACTTCGATTTCGTTTTCGTCGAGCCGCTCGTATAACGAACCGCCATAGCCACCGCCCATGTCGACAACCACGACGGCTTTATCACGACGATTGGCAACGACATGACCAGCAGCCGTCTTGCCCAAACTGTGAATGGGGAGTTCGCTAGCTGGGACCTCGATAAGTTCGGCGAA